TTCACTCAATTTGGTAATTATATAATTGCAAGTAATGGTGTTGATGCGCCTCAATATTATTTAATGGGAACTTCAACAAACTTTGCAAATCTCTCTGCTATTGGAACTGGTGCGCCAACATTTAGAGTTTCAGGAGTTATTAGGGATTTTTTAGTTACAGGAAATCAAGCAACAAACCAAAATAGAATACAATGGTCAGGAATAAACGATATTACAACTTGGACAGCAGGAACTAAACAAGCTGACCAACAAGATTTACCAGGTTCAGGTGGAGAGATTGTTGCTATAACATCTGGTGAATATGGTTATGTATTTAGACAAAATCAAATAGTTCGTATGGATTATGTGGGTGGTGCAACAATATTTAGATTATCAGTTATATCTCCTAATAGAGGAGCTGTGTATGGCAGAACAGTATGCCAAGATAATCGTAGAGTATTTTTTTATGCGGATGATGGATTTTTTGAATTAAATGGAGATCAGGTAATATCTATTGGTGCGGAAAAAGTTAATAGATTTTTTGACATAGATTTAAACAAAGCATTTACAGATAGAATTTGTGCAGCAGTTGATCCATTTAATCAATTAGCTTTATGGTTATATCCATCAGCTTCTAATACCGCTAATACAACTGGTATTTGCGATAAAGTTATTATTTATAATTATGCTACAAAAAAATGGTCAACAGCAGATGCTAGTGCTAGTACAATATTCACTCAGTTTGTGGGCGCTTATACTGTAGAATTAATGGATATTATATCAGAAAACTTAGATTCTATTAATATTGCTTTAGATACTGACTTTTGGAATGGTGGTCAAATGTACTTAGGAGCAATAGATAATAATTACAAAGCGGCTATATTTTCAGGCACAGAAAATGAAGGAACTATAGAAACTAGAGAATTAGAGTTGTTTCCAGGACATAGAAGTAGTATAACTAATGTTAGACCAATTGTGGATGCAACATCTACTGTAACAGTTAAAAGCAAAGAAAGATTAGCAGATACTGCAACTGAATCTTCATCTTCAAGCATGGTTACAAGCGGTGATAATCCAGTAAGACAATCTGGTAGATATTTTAAAATTAAAGTTACAACACCAAGCGGATCTGTTTGGACTCATGCTCAAGGTGTTGATATTAATGCTTCAAGAATTGGATTGAGATGACAGATAAAAATGATATAGATAATGTTAGATACAGTTTTGAATCTCAAGAGTTCTTTCAAAGACAAATTGAAGAAGCTATTAATACTTTGATAAATGAAAAAAACAAAGAAAACAACAAAGCATTTGCATGGTTTATAGGAGAATAGATGCCAACAAATATTAAAGATTATTCAACAACACAAGCTAGTAATACTTCACTAAATTCTATTTCTGTTGCAGAAGGAATGTTACCTTCAAATCTTAACAATGCAATTAGAGCATTGATGAAAAATACAAGGGATTGGTTTAATGATGCACAATGGATTGAATATGGAGATGGAGATGCTTCTTATACAGCAGCTTATGCTTCAGCTACATCTTTTACAATAGCTGGTGTTAATGTTACTTCTGTTTATCATGCTGGAAGAAGAATTAAATTAACAGCATCAACACCTGGTACAATTTATGGAACAATTAGTTCTTCATCTTTTTCTACAAATACAACTGTTAATGTAACTTGGGATAGCGGATCTCTTTCTAACGAAGCTATATCAAATGTTTATATTGGTGCATTATCAAAAACAAATAATTCTATTCCAACAGGAATTTCTGCAACTAAAATTGCAGATGGAACTATATCAGATACAGAATTTCAATATCTTAATGGTGTATCATCAAATTTACAGACTCAATTAGATGCTAAACAAGCAACTATAACAGGATCTGCAACTACTATTGATACAGAATCTTTAACTGCAAGTAGAGCAGTTATATCAAATAGTTCACAAAAAATTGCAGTATCAACAACAACTGAAACTGAACTTGGATATGTTAATGGTGTTACTTCTTCAATACAAACACAATTAGATGCTAAACAAGCTACAATAACAGGTGGTGCATCTACAATAGCAAGTTCTAACTTAACAGCATCCAGAGCTTTACAATCTAATGGTTCAGGTAAAGTAGAAGTTAGTGATGTTACAACAACAGAACTTGGATATTTAGATGGTGTTACATCAAGTATTCAAACACAAATAGATGCTAAACAAGCAAGTGATGCACAGCTTACAGATATAGCAGGATTAACTCCAACTGACAGTAATTTTATTGTGGGTAATGGTTCTAATTTTGTTACAGAATCTGGAGCTACTGCTAGAACATCATTAGGATTAGGCACAATAGCAACACAAGCAGCAAATAGTGTTGCCATAACAGGTGGATCTATAACTGGGATGTCTGCACCATCTGGTAGTTCAGATGTTACTACAAAAAGTTATGTAGATGATTTAGTTGCAGGATTAAAAACAAGAATTATTACAAGAGTTGCAACAACAGCAAATATTAATTTATCAAATGCTTTGGAAAATGGAGATACTTTAGATGGTGTTACACTTGCAACAAATGATAAAGTTTTAGTAAAAGATCAAACAGATGCTACAGAAAATGGTATTTACAAAGTAGTAGCAAGTGGAGCTGCAAGTAGAGATCCAGATTTTAATACAGTAGCAGAACTTGCTGGACAACTAGTTATTGTTCAAGAAGGTTCAACAGAAGCGGATAGAATTTATTTATGTACTACTGATAATTCAGGAACTATAGGTTCAGTTAATATAACTTTTTCAAGAGTTACACCATCATTTACTGGTACAGTTACAAGTGTGGCAGTAGCGGATAGTGGATCATCAGAATTTACTGTTAGTGGAACACCAATAACAACATCTGGAACAATTACACTTGCAGTAAATGCAATTAATGTAAGTAAAATAACAAATGCTGCTAGTAAAGGTTTTGCTACAGCTATGGCAATAGCATTATAAGGAGGATAAATGGCACAAGACTTTGAATCAGAAGGCGGTCAGATAACAAATTCAGCTACAACACTATTAACAGCTAATAGTGATGATGCTATTGTTGGATTAAGACTTGCTAATATAACAGCTAATGCTGTTACTGTTAGTGTATGGATTTCAGAGGGCGGTTCTACTACAAGATACCTTGTTAAAGATTTGAGCTTACCTGCTGCTAGTTCAGTTGAATTAGTACAATCAGGTTCTAAAATCGTTATGCAGAATACAGATGTTCTTAAAGGACAATCAAGTGCTGCATCAAGTGTAGATGTTTGGATAAGTAGAGTTGACTCTATAAGTACATAGGAGATTAAATGGCGGATTTATATAAACAAGAATTTATAGGTGATAAACCAGCTTCAGAAACTGTTTATCATCATGCGGCAACTTTAGATAAAAATATGGTTATTGAAAATGCAGTTCTTGCAGGACCAGTAACATTTACTAACACAGTTACTGTAACAGGAGTATTAGTAGTAGTATGAGTAAGATAGAAGTAAATACAGTTGATGTTCAATGTGGATCTACACTTACATTAGGTAGTTGTGGTAAAACAGTTGCATTAGCAAGTGGTGCTAGTCAAACTGGTTTTGGAAGAACTGGTACAGTAGATTGGGTAACAACAGTACAGACATCAACACCATTTACAGCAGTTTCAGGAAAAGGTTATTTTATTAACACAACCTCTGGAGCTATTACAATGAATTTACCATCATCTCCAAGTGCTGGAGATATTGTGGCTATTAAAGATTATGCAGGAACTTTTGCATCAAATAATTTAACCATTGGTAGAGGTGGTTCTAATATGAATGGTGATGCTACTGATAGTGTTAGAAATACAAATAATGAAAGTTTAACTTTGGTTTATGCTGATGCCACACAAGGTTGGTTAGCAGTAGAAGAAGGAACAGGTTTTGTTGGTGAGGCTTATGTAGTTGCTTCAGGTGGAACAGAAACAACATCTGGTAATTGCAAAATTCACACATTTACAGGTCCAGGTTCTTTTGTAGTTTGTAGTGTAGCAACTACAGCAGCAAATAATATAGTTTCTTATATGGTAATTGCTGGTGGTGGAGGTGGCGGAGGAGATTATGGAGCAGGTGCAGGAGCTGGTGGTTTTAGAGAAGTAAAAACTCCAGTAACACCCTATACCGCAAGTCCTTTAGATGGTTACCCAAGTGCACCAAATAGAATAACAGTTACAGCACAAACATATCCAATAGTAGTTGGAGCTGGTGGAAGTAAAGGAGTAAGAGATACTGTTGGTTCAAGTGGATCAAATTCAAGTTTTAGTACAATTACATCAGCAGGAGGGGGAAAAGGCGGTATGCAAGCCTGTTCTCCAAACTCTCAAAATGGATGTAATGGAGGATCTGGTGGTGGTGCAAGATATGGTCCATCTACTGTAGGTAGTGGAAATACTCCTCCTACAACTCCTTCACAAGGAAATAATGGCGGAGCTGGACACCCTACAAACGCTGGTGGTCATTCAGCAGGTGGTGGCGGAGGTGCAGGAGCAGTTGGACAAACAGCTCCAGCTTGTAATGACGCAGGTGATGGTGGAAATGGTGTAACAACTTCAATTTCAGCAACCCCAACAGCTTATGCTGGAGGAGGTGGTGGTGCTGGGGGTGGAGCTCCTTTTCCTCAACCTTATACCGCAGGAACTGGAGGAACAGGTGGTGGTGGAGCAGGTGCTACAGATGCTCCTCCTTATCCAGCATCTAAAGGAGTAGCTGGAACAGCTAATACTGGTGGTGGTGGAGGTGGTGGAAATTTAGCCAATCCAACAAGTTGTGGTGGAGCTGGAGGTTCAGGTGTAGTGATAATAAGGTATAAATATCAATAGGTAAAATATGACAAGTAAAATTAAAGTAGATAACATACATAAAACATCAGATGATTCAGTAATTATTAAAAAATGTGGATCAACAACTACAGTTGGATCAGGTTCTGGTCAGACTATTGTTGTAGATGGTGCAACAGTTACTTTAGGTAGATGTGGAGGATCAGTTGCTTTAGCATCAGGTGCAACACAAACAGGTTTTGGTAGAACAGGTACTGTTGATTGGGTAACAGATTCAATAAAAACATCAACCTTTACTGCTGAATCAGGAAAAGGTTATTTTTGTAATACTACTGGAGGATCTTTTGAAGTAGATTTACCTGCTGGTAGTGCAGGAGCAATAGTTTCAATACAAGATTATAATAATACATTTGATTCAAATAAATTAACAGTTGATCCTAATGGTAGTGAAAAAATTAATGGTGGAAGTGCTGGAGATCCTATTGATCTAACCACAGAAGGTAGAGGAGTAACTTTTGTTTATGTAGATTCAACAGTTGGGTGGAGAACAGTTCAAGATAATGATTTTAGTAAAGTTGGAGAATCTTTTGTAGAAGCAACTGGAGGAAATGTTACCACAACTGTAGGTAATTTTAAAACTCATATTTTTACCAGTCCTGGTACTTTTACTGTATGTTCCGTAGGTTCTCCTACTAATAACACAATAGATTATTTGGTTGTAGCTGGTGGTGGCGGTGGTGGTAGAGATGATTATCCTTCTCCTAGAATTGGTGGCGGTGCAGGCGCTGGAGGTTTTAGATTATCTAATTCAGTAGGATGTATGCCTGCTTGTCTTATGTCACCTTTAATTAATCCAGCAGGACTACCAGTAACAGCAACAGGTTATCCAGTTACAGTAGGTGCTGGAGGAGCTAAAGGAGTTCCAGGAGGTTGTAATAATAGTGGACAAAGAGGAAGTAACTCAGTTTTTACAGGTTCATCAACTATAACATCTACAGGTGGCGGTGGAGGTGGAGGACATACTTCAAGTACAGATGGACCAGGTAGTCAAGGTCCAGGAGGTTCTGCTGGTGCATTTCAAGGTTATCCAGGTACAGGAAACTCTCCCCCTGTAAGTCCTCCTCAAGGCAATCCAGCAGGTCCTGGTGGAGCAGCACCAACATACGCTGGTGGCGGAGGCGGTGGAGCTGGTGCAGTAGGTGGCGCACAATCTGGAGGCACAGGTGGAAAAGGTGGTTTAGGAAGTTTTATAGGTGATACTTATATAGGTCCAACAGCACCTAGTTATGGAACTTCTGGACCAGTTTCAGACACAAGATATTTTGCAGGAGGCGGAGGTAGTTCTTCTTCTGGAGCAGCCCCTGATGGGGGTGGTGGTGGAGCTGCAAATGGCGGAGATGCAACAGTAAATACTGGTGGTGGTGGAGCTGGAGGCAGACATAATAGTGGAAATGGTGGTTCTGGTATAGTAATGATAAGGTATAAATTTCAATAGGTAAATTATGAGTGAAGTAAAAGTAAATAAAATTAGTCCAAGAACAGCATGTGGTACAACCACATTAGGAGATAGTGGAGATACATTCACAATTCCTGCTGGTGTAACAATTACAAACAATGGAACGCAGACAGGTTTTGGTAGAGAAGGATCAGTAAATTGGCAAACATCAATTAAAACTGCAACATTCACTGCTGCATCAGGAGAAGGTTATTTTTGTAATACTTCTGGTGGAGCATTTACAGTTAATTTACCAAGTTCACCTTCAGTTGGTGATATTGTAGCAATCAAAGATTATGGAAGTTCTTTTGCAACAAATAATTTAACAATTGGTAGAGGTGGATCTAATATGAATGGATCTGCAACAGATTTTGAAGCAGCTACAGATAATTTAAGTTTAACTTTAGTTTATGCTGATGCAACAAAGGGTTGGTTATCAGTTGAAGAAGGAACAGGTTTTATAGGAGAAAATTTTATGGAAGCTACAGGTGGAGCAATAACAACAAGTGGTAATTGTAAAATTCACACTTTTACAGGTCCAGGAACTTTTACTGTGTGTTCTGTAGCTACCACAGCAGCAAACAATGTAGTTTCATATGTAGTAGTCGCAGGTGGTGGAGGTGGTAAAAATGGTGGTGGTGGAGCTGGTGGATTTAGAGAATATAAATCTTCTGTAACACCATACACTGCAAGTCCTTTAGATGGTAATCCAGGTGGAACTGCAATAACAGTAACAGCACAAGGTTATCCAATAACAGTTGGTGGTGGAGGTGGTACAAGTACAAAAGGATCTAATTCTATTTTTTCAACAATAACATCAACAGGTGGTGGTTTAGGTGGTAATTTTTGTGGATCTCAACCAGGTGGAACTGGTGGATCTGGTGGTGGAGGTGGTGGAGGACCAAATCCAGGTAGTGGAGCTGCTCCAGGTGGAGCTGGTAATACTCCTCCAGTTAGTCCTTCTCAAGGATTTCCAGGAGGTAGTGGTTATCATGCTTGTGGATCACATTTTTCTGGTGGTGGTGGTGGAGGTGCAACTACTGCAGGAGCATCAAAACCATCAGGACCTGCACCTCAAACACCATTTGGTAATGGAGGAACAGGAGCAACAACTTCTATAAATGGATCTGCTACAGCGTTTGCTGGTGGTGGTGGCGCTCAATGTAATTATGGAACTGCTGGTACAGGAGGAACTGGTGGTGGTGGAAATGGTTCTGGTAATAATCCAGGTACAACTAACACAGGTGGTGGTGGTGGAGGATCTGGTTCTGGAGGTTCAGGTATAGTAATAATAAGATATAAATTTCAATAGTTGAATGATAATTAAAATTAATATATAAGGAGAAACATTATGGCACATTTTGCAAAATTAGGAGCTAATGGAAAAGTTATTCAAGTATTAACACTTGATAACAAAGATATGTTAAATGCTGATGGTGTAGAAGATGAAGCAGTAGGTCAACAATATTTAGAGAAACACAACAACTGGGCTGCTCAAATGTGGATTCAAACTTCATACAATACATCTGGTAATAAACATAGTTCAGGCGACAACTCAAAAGCATTTAGAGGAAACTACGCAGGTATAGGTTATACTTGGGATGAAGATAATCAAATCTTTTGGGCTAAAAAACCTTATCCTTCTTGGGTAAAACATATTGCAACAGCTTCTTGGAAATCACCAATCGGAGATGCACCAGATTTAACTGCTGAAAAACAATCACAAAATGAAGCAGGTACACATAGATGGGGTTATAACTGGAACGAAGATGGACAATCTTGGGATCTAGTAGATTCAATGG